TCCAATAGCTGTATTGTATGATGCTGTTGTATTAGTTCCTAGTGCCGATTTACCAACTGCTACGTTTTGAGTTCCTGTCGTATTAGCAGAAAGTGATGCAAAACCCACTGCTGTGTTGTTGTCAGCTGTAGTGTTATTAAGTAAAGAACATCTTCCAACTGCTGTATTATTATTTCCTTCAGTATTATTACCTAAACTAGAACCACCAAAAGCAACATTACAACAACCTGTAGTATTTCCATCTAAAGCATTTTGACCAACAACTGTATTATAGGCACCTGTTGTATTAGCAGAAAGTGAGAAATAACCAACTGCCGTATTAGCCGTACCTGTCGTATTAGCTTGTAAAGAACAGAAACCTACTGCTGTGTTGTTTGATGCTGTGGTGTTTGATTGTAATGCTCGTCTTCCCACTGCTACATTATTAGAACCAGAAATATTATTAGTTAATGCAGTTGTTCCTACTCCAACATTGTCGTTTCCTGTAGTATTATCGTCTAAAACATTTGCACCAATTCCTGTATTAGTAGTACCTGTTGTATTTACACAAAGTACTTTATGACCAATAGCAGTATTTGAACCACCTGATAAACTTCCACCTTGTAATGCTTCATTTCCTAATGCAACGTTATTTGTTCCTACAGGATAATTACCATCTAGTTTGATTGTGCCACCATCTACATCTAGGTTTCCTGTAATAGTAACGTTTGCAGAAGAGCTTAAAGTTGCTCCTGATGCAACAGTAATTGTATCCCCAGAATCTCCAACAGTTAATGTTGTACCTGATTGTGGAATTATTTTATCTACTTCTACTTGACTCATTATAATATTACCAATGTTCCTGTTATCGTTTGTGTACCCGTAATCGTTACAGGTCCTGCTAGTACTCCAGAATCTAAAGTTTGATCTTCAGATAAAGTTGAATTATGTGTTACGACAAAAGTTGTTGCGTCCATGACTGGCGAAATAGTTTTCTTAGCTGGCAATGTACAGAAGACAGTTTTTCCACCTGCAGTAAAGTTCACTGCTGCATCGGAATTCGATGAAGATATAATTGTGTCTCTTGATAAAGTGTCAGTTCCTGCATCGGTAACCGTTCCTACTCCTACTTCCCATTCGTTTGTTCCGTCATGAGAAATTGCATAGTAAGTTGTATTACCATCGCCAACTCCAGCTACAAAAGTTTCAAAACCAGTTTCAGCACCGGCCAGTGAAAACGTTCCTGTCCCTGTAGTTGTACTTGTCTCCTTAACTCTATCGTTAATTACTAAAGCCATTCACTACTCCAAATTTTATTACGCGTCGCCAAGTCTAATAATTGCATCAGTAGAATTAGCAGTTGGGAACTGAATAACGAAATCTCCGTTAGTTGCAGTTTTTGATCCGCCGAAGTCTAAAACTAATACAGCCTCATTAGAAGTTCCTTTATAAATCAGAGCGCCTACTGCTGTTAAAGTTACAGAACTAAAAGTTAAGTCTGCAAAGTCAACATAGCCAACGTTACTTGCTACTGCTACACCATTGTTAGTTAAAGCGTTTCCACCTGCTGTATAGTTTGTACCAGATGAAGAAACTTCATTAGTAGTTGTATAAGCAGTTGTAGAAGTACTGAAACCAGCTAATGATGTGTAAAGTGCTAATTTGAAACTTGATCCACCAGAATCAAAATCAAACACGCCACCAAGTAGGTCTGTTTTAAAAGAGTCAGGTACTATATTTGCCATTTATTTGTCTCCTTAATTATTTTAGGGTGATGGTGATTTTAGAGGAGTTCGAATAGCACCATCTTCCCATTCGTCTCGGCGTCTACGACCTTGTTGTTCGATCGCATACGATTGTAAAGCTTTTTCATATGCTTGAGTGTAGTATTGTAACATATCTACAGGACCTTTCAAGTATCCATATGCTTCTACCAGACATCCATACAAAAGTAAATCTTGATATTTATTTGATGTATAAGTACCATTAGTACTTGGTGGAGAAGCTCCAGTTGTTTTTGTAATACTATCTGGTTGTTTTGTATACGCTAAAGTGATTAAATTTGTGCTATTTGGCGTAGGTGCTACTACCCAATAATTAGCATCCCAGTTAGCATAATACTTTGGAATTCCAGAAGCAGTGTTTGGAGTATTATAATACTCAGCCATAAAACTTGTATCTCTTTTTTCTAAAAAAACTTGATTACCAGAAGAATCTGTTAATTGAACATATCGAATAAATCTTAAATCAGATGGTATGGTTACATATCTACTTCCAGCTGCTAAGTTAGAGGTTGCATAAAATCTGTTATCATCAGAATCCGCTTCTCTATAAATTCTGTTTTCAGCATTTTTAATGATTGTATTTAAAATAGAATCACTTAACACAGAACTATCTACCTCGGTATAGTTTCTAATATCATCTTGTAGGTTTGCTAAAGTATAAGCCATTATGGTGTTAGAGTAACTGGTCCTGCAGTTACAAACATTCCTCCTGAATTTTCTGTTACAGTTGCATTACTTCCACAATCAAAACTATAACTATTTGTATTAATAACTGTTATACTAAATCCTGAGCCATTTTCAAATAAAGAATACACCAGGCCTCCGGGACTTCCATCTACATTTCTAAAAACTACAATATCATTAGTTGATCTTCCATGTGCTGGTTCTGTAACTGTTACAGTGCTTGATCCTGAAATAAAACTTAATGGATTACCTGGTAATAAATTTTCTGTGGCAGGTTCAGTTCTATCTGGTCTTGCATTAGATAAACCTTGTGGATCACCTGTATATCTTGTTGGTTGGATTTGTGGCTGCTTAGGTTCAAATTCTGAATTGTGTACAAAACTACCATTCCATTCTGTTACCATTTCATTGTAAGGAAATGCCATACCTGATCTATCAGATATTGCCTGTGCATATTTTCCTTTAGATAATTTTGCCATTATATACTCGGATAATAAGTTTTAGGTGTTATGAAAGAACTTGAAGAAGAACCATCTTCTTGTAAAGCTCTATTTAATTCATCTTCATATAACATCTTCAACATTTGAATTTTTTCTGGTGCATATTTTACTGCTAAATAATAAGCAAGTCCTGCAGTCATACAAGGTACAAATCTATAAGGTACATCCGCATCATTACTATAGTCTCCGGCATCTTGAATTCTTTTTACATAGTAGTAATTAAAAAAGTTTCCGGCTTCATCGGATCCTGGAGTTAAATATAAAGTAACTGTAATTTTATCAATAAATCTCTGTACAAAATATTGTGTTGGATTCCCTGTAGATGTTTTGTTAGATAAAGCTTGGTAAGTTGATCTATTAATTTTTGTAAGTGGTGTATCTATATTATCTGAATTTCTGTAACTAGCTTCTAAAATATCATCAACACCATAAACAGCAGTAGCATCTGATGTGCCATCAGCTGTTGATCTATACATTGTATAAACCGATTGACCATTAACTAATGTAATATTATTGTTTGCAACTTCCCAATAATGCAATCCTCGATTTCCCCATTCTTGAAACATTATGTTTAAAGAACGTCTTGCACCTTTTAATTGATAACCTGAAACACCTTGTATTCCAATTCTTTCATAAGCTTCTTCTACTATATCTGCAATAGAAAAACCTTTTTCAAAGGTAGTTGTACCTGAAGTAGTGTTAGCCATTTAGCCTCCTACTTATCAATTAATAATGTTGCGCCTTCAATATTTGTAATAGTAGAAACTTTCATTCCTCCAGGAAATAAAATTCCATCTTCTGGAATATTAAATGCAAAGACATCTCCTGTTGGACAGTCTCCTTGGAATAAAGTTGTACTATCAGTATTGTCTTGTAAGATTATTGAACCTGCACCACCACCATCTGAAGCAAGAATAAGTCCTCTTAGTCTTGTTCTTCCAGCGAAGACAGCACCAGTTGCTGCAACTCTTACTGCTTTTACATCTGATTTCATATTTTATATTCTCCTAAATTTTGTGTGGGCCGAAGCCCACACTAAAATTAATTATTACGCTTCTTTAGCAAAAGTTCCTCTAACTTGAGTAACTTGCCATGCTACAGTTCCATCTAATGATGAAATTACAACATAGTCACCTTGTTTAGAGGTAGCTTTTGTATTAATTAAGTCTTTGTCATCAGTTGATGAACCAGCATAAGTGATTCCGTCAGCTGCGTTAGGACTAATTGTTAAAGCGTTTGTTCCATCAGTCGCATTGTTTACAAAAGTAAAAGAGTAACCAATTGCGATCGCTGGTAATGTGAAAACCACACCATCTGTTTCAGAAACAAATGTTTTA